CTTTCCCAATCCGATGTCCGATCAGATACATTGTAAATAGGAGTAACCCACTTATTATTGATTTCCGCTAAAACTCCTGAAGATTCAGCCAAGTCGGCCAAAAATTTTTTTTCTGTCTCATCATGATCTATTTCGCCAAATCTCCAATGAGGTTTTGAGTTGGCGTAAGCTTTTATTACTAAACTGCCTCCAGCTGTAGGAGATATTTTCAATTCACATCCAGACTCTTTACCTCTAACCGTCAACATTAGGTCGGGCCTCGTATGTGATGCTCCGGCTGTTATACCATCCGACAAATTAAATTTTTTCAAAAATTTTGTCGCATTTTCCTCATAAACAAAGCCTTGTTGAGTGGCCATAAAATCTCCATTTTTTTATTATTATGGAGAATATTTATGTTTCACATTTCTTGTGCGATCAGAATTTGTTTACCCATTTCATAAAGCCCTACTCCAGTCACTGCATCTTTACAACAAGCAGTAATGACAATCTCATCGTCAGAATTTATTGATGAGATTACAAACTCTTTAATCTCATCGTTTTCAATCATTTTCTTATAATTTTCCACAACTTCGATCAAATCTTTTTTGTGTTCTTCTTCCAACTGTTCTTCTTTAGTTACCAAATTAAAAATAGTCATTTTTTTCACCTTATGATATCAATATTAGATCCATTTGTCCAAACTTCCACTTCCGCCCTAATTCTATTTTCATTTTTTAGATTCTCATATCGATTAGATGCTTTCTTTTTCCACCAATCAATGATATTTTCTAGATAAAACTTATCAAAGTTTTCTTTATCCGGCATCAATTTTTCTGTTCTACCCATCACCACATCTGTAAAGTTACTAAATCCATAATTTGATGCGTAATATCTTTTCTTTTCGGTCAAAGAAAGTGCATTTTCGATAATCTTATTGAATCTATCTCCTTCTGGAGTATTCTTTAGTGCAACCTTGACCATAGAAATGATCGAATTAGAAATCTTCAATTTGCGAGAAGATGCATTTTCAGGAACGAAAACACCAACACTACTCTCAACATAATTTTTCAAATTGTCATAAGGTATTCCATGCATCATAGGAATAAAATTACTATCCGTCAGCCCTTTAAACCTTAGTAATGGTTTCATTCCATCATACTGAGAAGCCGTTTTAGATGTTCCATAAAGACTTGTCGTTTCAAACAAACAAGTGTTCATGTCATATTTTTTATTTAACCTTTCACGAATTTCATGTGAACAACAAATAGCTGCCAACAATTTACCACCCAAATAATTAAAACCGAATGGTTGTGATGGTACAATAACGAATCCCATTATTGAAGTGTTATTGAAAGACTGTGATGATACTTTAGATTGGGTAAACACTCCACCAAGCATTTCATTTCTAGGTTTCATATTGATGACCGGAGAACCTAATCTAATAAATCCTACCCATTTCCTAGTGTTTTTCTCTAGGACAGCCAAACGCAAACAACGACCTGGAATATTTGTCATATTCGAATGACTGGATATCATGTTTAGATATAAATCCCAATTTTCTTGTGGAATCTCTACGATTTCAAGATTCATGTCATTCGGATGAATTGAAAAGTCTGAAAACAAATCTTCTTCCGGACCCATTCCTGGAAGAACAGGAGATCGATCAGAGAGGGAATTTATTTTTTGATCTCTGATATATTGTTCTATCTTTTCAAATTTCTCAAAATAGTTTGAAAAGATATCTAAACAATACAGTGCCTGATCTTTATTTAACTTCATACTTTTAGATTATTAAAACTTTTACGAAACTTCATTTCACGATTACCGAAAGTGTTCAGTGGTTTATCTTCTTCCACTTGGCCAGAATCAGCAAGCCCCTGTTGTGCAGAATCTTCAGCATCATACAAACGCATTTTTGCACGATCAATTCCGAGCACAAACCTTTTGTATGAACTGGGATCCGAATATCGATTCTTCAACTGTTTCACCATGATCTGATTGAGTTGTTCCAACTCTTCATTACTGATCAATGCAAACATAAAGTCAGCGGTTGCAGGAAGACCAAACGATTCTGAAGTATCTTCAAGACCAGGATCGGATGAAGTGTAACCAGACCTTGTAGTCTGTGTTGCACTGACAATCGGCAGCGAATATTCAACAGCCAGACCACGAAGTTCTTCAGCGATAGACTTGATGTAAGAATAACTATTAACACTTGCGCCAGGTTTGATTCTTGCTGAACAACAGATATTCAGATAATCCACAAAAATGATATCAGGTTTAAAATTCTTCTTCAGTGCCAAATCATTTAGAAGTGCTCTAAAGTGTAGTGTGGAAGCTGAAGCAGTGGGATATTCTTTGATAATGAGTTTACCATGAGTCTTGTTCATTAGAGCAGAGAACTTCTTTTGATAGTCCGATTTACTGACAGCACTCAATTCATTAATATCAATGTTGAGTAAATTAGCATCAATTCTTTCTGCGATCTTTTCTTCTGCCATTTCCATAGTAATATAAAGAACATTTTGACCTTGGGAAAGACATGCAGCTGCAACGTGACACATAAACAAAGATTTACCAACACCAGTGCCCGCAAGAGCAATGTTCAAAGTTTTGATTGGCAAACCGCCTTTTGTGATCTTATTGAAAAGATCGAGATCAAATTTAATTCTAGACTCGACTTTATGGTAAGAATCATAACGAGCATCATAATCATTGATATAATCATGACCAATGTTATTATCGAAAGAAACAGCCAATGCATCACTCAAAAGTTTAGGGATTTCTCCTTTACTTTTGTTTGTCTTTTTATCATCAAGAATCGATACAGACTCCATGATTGCATTATAGATTGCTTTGTCTTGACAAAACTTTTCCGTCTGGTCAGTCAGCCATTTCGATTCTGTAGATTCATCTTTACTTTTATGAATCTCTTCAATCAAAGACAGAACTTCCGACAATGATTCTGAAGTTAGGTTTCTTTTTTCGTTAAAGTTGATTACCAGAGATTCATATGTCGGAAGATTTTTATATTGATTGATAAAATCTCGGATTTCTTTGAATACTATTTTTTCCGTATTATCTAAGAAATATTCAGACTGAATAAAGGGCAAGACTTTTCTAGCATATTCTTCATTGTAAACTAGATTTTTGAGAATTGATTTTTCTAATCTGTTCATCTTCTTGTATCTTTAGTAAAAGGAATTGTGTAAGTAACTCACCCATGATTATATGAAATTCCGAGTCTTTTGTCAAGTCATCCACATCTTTGTCACCAGGATCAATGATAGTATAACCGAACTCCAATTTACCAACATCTTTCTCTTCGACTACTCTTACCTTCAAGTAATGATATAAAACACCGGCATATTCGCCGGATATAATCTTTATGCCGGTGATTAATTTATCATCAGAATCTACGAATATAAAGTCTTTACCCTCTTCAAGTAACATTTTCTTCTGTTTCCTCTTTGGTATTATTCTGCATGATATTGCTGTAAGCAATTTCATAACGCTTTTTGACATATTCTTTAAATTTTTGATCGTTTAGAATGTCTTTCCAAAAATCTTCAGTCTGTGTCGCATCGAATCTCACTTTACTTTGTGAAATTTCGCCAGTTTCCAAATTAACTTTTGAATACCAACCATTAGAAGGTTTCACCACAAACCCACCTTCAAGTGCCACATCAAGTAGACCGGAATATTTCTGAATACCACCTTCAAAAGAAACAGAGATAGGAATTTTAGACTTCTCTTTCACATATCTAGACTTTTCCACATTAATAATAAAGTTGTAACCAGTCAACTCAGTTCCATCTTTCTCTTGTTGCCGACCAAGAATATAGATGTTGTCTGCCGAGTAATATGAACCTGTACCACCACCAACAATGTCTTTAGGGAACATTCCAATTTCTTTGTATGTGTGATTTACGACAACCATAGGAATATCTTTGAGAGTTAAGTGCGGAGTAACCATGCGAAACAGACTCTTAACTTGTTTCGCTCTACTCATGTCAGCAACAGATTTACCTTCCAGTGCATCTTCAACTTCTTTCTTTGAAGCAAGATTACCAATGGAATCCAACACAATAATGAGTTTATCACCTCTGTTAATATTTTGCAACTGTTGCATGATATCGAACTTGAGCTGTTCGATATCAGTTAGAGGTGTATGTAAAACCCTGTCCATATCAATTTCAAAGGTTTCAAAATATTTTACAGGAGTACCAAACTCTGAATCGTAAAAGAGTAAAATGGACTCGGGATATTTTTTTAGATACGCAGATGCCATCAACAGACTAAATGCGGTCTTGAAATGTTTTGAAGGACCTGCCCACATCGTTAGACCCGGAGTCAAACCTCCATCAAGTTTACCAGAAAGTGCAACATTCACCATAGGAATATCAGTTGAGACAACATCCTTTTCTGTAAAAAACTTAGACTTGGAAAGAATCGATGCATCCTTCACTGTACTGTTCTTTTTTAATTTTTCAAGCAAACTCATAAAATCTCCATTTATTCAAAAAAACTTTCAATTGAATTACTTTTTTCCGATTTCCAACCAATGCAATCTAGAATAACTTTTACTGGTTCTAGAAATGTTTTGTTAAACTGCATTTCATAATCAATGTACTGATGCAAATTAAACTCTTTAGGTAAAGTATTAGGATATGAAACCACCGTATCTTTAAAAGGATTTGGCGTTTTCAAATAAGAAAACTTAAGCTTCTCACCTTCTTTAATTTTTTGATATTTCTTAGAAAGACCATTCTTAGAAAGATAATGATTATAAAGAATTGCACCTTTCACATGAATCGGCGTACCTTTTTTGTAAAGGGAAACATCGTCAGAATAAAGTGCAAGACCATTCAAACCTCTAGGAAAAGATACTTCTTCCGGAGGCAGACTTTTAAATTCAGCTTTAAATTTATCAATAAAATCCTGAACATCACTTTCCGTTTTATTCACGATCAAATTAATCAACTCTTCCATTTTACCTCTTACAATAGAAGGAGTTGATGATTTAACCATCTCTAGTCCCATCACTTTAAGTTTTGGTTCTTTATATTGCACACCTTCATTATTGTAGATATTGAGAATATATCTTTTCTTTGCAGTCCAAATACCCTTATCTGCAAGCGCCTCTCTCTTCATTTGCATTTTTTGCGCGAACGCATTAACATACTTTGCAAGGTTATGATAACTTTGATCAATAAACGGTTGTAATTTATTTTCACAAACCTTATCCATGAATTCGATGATCTTGATTTTTGTTGTCTCTTCATTTGATTGAAATACTTTAAGTACAAGCGATTCAATCTTGAGATAAATCGAGTCCGTGTCTGATGCGATAACATAATCAATGCCTTCAGTTTTTAAAATTTTGTTCATATATTGATTTATATCATTTTCAATCCAACGAATACTCAATTGCCCAGCCAAAGTAACCGCAAGAGCCTGACGAAGATCATAAAATCTAAAATATTGTGAACCTAAGGCACCGTATGCTGAATTTAATGACACCTTCTTAGCTAACTGAAGATTATCATATCTAGCAATACGCTTTTCGATTTCATACTTTTTACTTTTATCCGTTTCATTTTCATATTCTTGCTTTGCCTGAAGCATCATCTTTTTGAATTTCTTACGATCTTCGTAAAGAGTTTCCAACATTTCAGGAAGAAAACCTTGTTTTTTTGTACTAAAGAATTGACCATTAGGAGTAATTGTAACATCTTTCAATGCGGAAAGATCAACTTGTTTTTTAAGAAGTTTTTCTACAGAAACACCCTCTGAGATAATATCTCGCATTTCTTGAGTGTAGTCACTAGGTTCAATCAAAGTTTCTGGTGAAAGATTGTACTGCATAATCAAATGGGGATACAGGGAATTCAAGTCGAAACTTGCAACCCAATTATGAATTCCCACCTGAGGATCTTTAACATAAGCACCCTCAAAAGCAGAGTCTTTGTCTTTGATAACACGCGGAGGCACAACGATATTTTTATCTAAAAGATAGTTATAGATAAGTGCATCCCACATTCTTGTTTGTGCAAAAACATCTTGATAATTACATTTGGTATCATAAGCAAGAGTAAGTGCCAGTTCAAGAAGTTTTAATTTATCTTCCAGTTTCAGGATAAGATTTACGTCTTTGATATTATAATCAATAAACTTTTGATAATTCAATTTATATAATTGATGTAGATTTTCAACCTCATCATATGATAATTTGTTTTCACCAATTTCTGCATTAGCG